GGTGATACTTTTATAGTGGATTTAAAAAATGTAGATTCAAATCCTTTTGATATTGGTGACTATTTATATATTAATACTGCTGTTGCTGGTGTAGAAACTGCCCTAGGCGTTATTACTGCTTTTACTATTAATGTTGGTAATTTAAGAATTTCATATATTCCTAATAGGGATAATGGTACCGCTTTAACAAATGCTTACCCAATTGATTCTATATGCTACGTAAAAAATAATGATAGACTTAACGGGATTATTTTGGATAAAGTTCCTCCCGCTAGTAGTGCTTTAGCATTGGTTCCTATTACGTATAGCCTTAGTAATATTCAATATAGTATGGATTTTATTCAGCCTCCAGTTAAATACGTTGAAGCCCTACAACATAAAACAAACGATAAACAAGGTACATTTTTTGATTATGCTACATATAGTAATCACGTTGTAAATAATAATTCTTTGTCAGGTCTTACTTCCCAAATTATCCCATCAAATTACACAAGGGCATACAGTGTTTTTAGTGTCCCCGTTGCTAGTGTTTCAAGTCTTTTATATGACAGTTATCAAGGTTTAGTAGATAACGTACAAAGTTATTATTATTTACTAGGAGACGAACAAAAACCAAGCAGGGCTGTTGATTTAAAAAGGTATAGCATTGGAAAAGTTGAACCTATTCATCTCGCACTATTAGAAGATAGCCTTACAAATGCCAGTGTCCCAGTTAAAAATTTACAAAATGTACCTAATCGTTTTATGATTGGTCAGGCTTTCAGTAAATACGGTATGATTAGCAACATTAACAATAAAACCCTTAGCCTTAATATTGAATACGACAACGCCCTAAAACTTAAAACATATTACCATTATGTCAAACACGTAAAAAGAGTAATTATTAATAAAGATGGTATTAATGTTATTCATTAAAAATATAAATAAATAAAAAAAATATAAAAATTAATTTTTTATATTACTTAAAAATGAAGAAAGCCCAAATTATGCCTTCAAATCAACCATCGGGGGGATATAGTTATAAAAACGGATACCCTATTATAAATTTTTCAATTGCTCGGGGTAGTCGTTTTCTAGACGGTAAAAGCATTAGATTTAACGGCTCTTTAACTCTTAGAAATTCCGCAGGTAATCCAATAATAAATAAAATCACTGACCCTCCCGCCGTTCCTATATCAACCGCGTCAGATGTTAATGGTATTGCTCTTAGTAATAACCTTGGTATTAGTTCTTTAATTTCACAAATAACAATAGCAACCAACGATAACCAAACAATGGACACGGTTAGAAATTATAATAGGGTTTTACTTTCTAAACGTTCCGTGCTTAATTCACAAAGTGATTACGATAGCATGTTGACGCAATATGATCCTACCATTTCTAGCAGAAGTTTTAACGGGGCGTATTGTAGTAATAACACGGTTAATTTTAGCATTCCTTTATCTAATGGATTACTTAACAAAAAAATACCCTTGGATAAAGTAGGCGGGGTTAATATTTCTTTAGAATTAGCATCTGACGCCAGTGTTATTAGTGGTTATAATATTTATGTTGATCCAGATCCAAATTTCGCAGTACCTATTATAGCAACTAACCCAGGTTCAGGGGCTTATTATACTTTAAATAATGTTAGTTTATCTTGTAATTTAATTGATTATGACCCAACCCAAAAATTACCAGCAGAAGGTAGCATTTCTTTTGATGCTATTAGTTCTCTTTATAGTGTCGTTAATTCATCAAATCAAACAATAGCATTTAACCTTGGAAATTCAAACGTTAAAAGTGTTTCCCATATATTTACAAAAACAAATCAATTAAATGATTATGGTGTTAATGGTTTTCAAATGTCAAATCTTAAAAATAATGTAGGCGATGCCGTTATTAATCAGGTATCTTTCTTAAAAAATGGTGTGCTTTTTCCTCTTCAATACGAATTAGACAACGCAGTCGCAGGAAATGATAACCGCCCACAAAGTGTATATGATATTCAATTTATAAATAGTATTTCAAGTTATTCAACGCTTAACCATTGTTTAATGTCTCCACAGACTAATTTTGGACTTAATACAGGATTAAATATTGATAATACCCCCGTTGTAAGTCAGACATTAGCAGACCCATTGGTTAGAGTTTTTGGCTTAGGTGTTTTAATGGATAGTTTCGGAGCGGGTGTAGATTTCAAAAACTCACAGTATAGCCTTAATATTACTTCAAACCTTGATGGAATTAGTGAAAATAGCATGTTTTCTTTTGTAAAATCTCAAAATGTTTTAACATATGATAAAAACGGCATAATGATTATTACGTAAATTAAAAAAATAAATAAATAAATAAATAAATAAATTTAAAAAAAAATAAAAAAATATAAAAAATTAATTTTTTATATTACTTAAAAATGGATAATAGGCTAAAAAACTCGGTTTTATCATCTCAAGAAAGCATGAATATTTCAAATACAGTAATTGAACCAATTATTATTAATAATACTACTTGCCGTTTTATCTTGGAGAAAAAGGGAACATTAGACATAGGAAGCATTATCCAACTGGCGGTTAAGTGTAATGGTGCCGTCTCTGGTCAGTGTTATTTACCTATTAAAACAGGCATTCATTCGTTAATTAAAAGGGCTGTTTTAAAAATAGGCGATAAAGTTATTGACACCTTAAATTTAAACGCTCAATATCAAACAATTAAAACTAGTTTTAAAACAGTTGAAGAGAAAAGCCTAATAGATATGGTTAAAACAGGCGTTGTTTCCGCAGTCTGTCCTAGTAATCAAGGAGACGGGCTTTTACAGTTAAGAGATGTTAATTATACCACACCAACCGCATCCCAACCTTTAGAATTTATAAGAATTACAAGCAGTGACACAACTACTCCCCTTTTTAGTGTTAAACTCTCAGATTTATTTAAATTACTAAATAACGTACCGCTACCGCTTCAAATGATTAACGACCCAGTATCTATTGAAATTGAATTTAACACACAAGCGGGAGTAAATGCGGATGAAGGCAACGTGTGTATGTTTAATGAGGGTACAGTTGAAGCAGAAAAAATTATTAGTGTTTCTACGGTAAATTGTAAAGCATTAATTAATTATCTAGCCTATGGACCAGAAATGACAAAAGAGACCTTAAGACATATGACGAGTAAAGAAGGTATTAATTATATGTACGAGACTGTAATTTCTATACCCACTAATTTTCCAGCCGTAGGGGTTCCACCCGTAGGGGTTCCTTCTACTCGTGAAATTGTAAGAAATCTAGGATTAAATTCTATGCTTCTTAAATCTGTTTTAGTTTTCTTACATTTTCCAGGCACTCATTCATTACTTGGTAAATATTCTTCCGATGCTTACCATATAGAGGATAGTTATAATGTTCGTTTAAACGATGGACAATACCTAAGCCAAGACGTAAAAAATAATTGTTTAAAATCTTATTATTTAAGCGAGGTTTTTAGTCAAACGCCTTTTATTCATAATGCCGAGTATAGTTTTGATATAGCAACGGATAAAACAACCGTAGATCATACAGATACTAATAATCCATTTTGTTTAAACACAATGGCTGGTTATAGTCAAGAGGATTTATTAGGATCTCAATATTATATAGGGGTCTCAATGGACAAAGGCATACAGATTGAACAAAAACCCGTAGAATTCTTACATAAAATTACAGATATTTCAATTGATTACCAAGGCAGGGAGGTTGTTTATTTTGCTAGTGTTGAAAAAGTAATGAATTTAAGAAATGGTGAGGTCTCAATGGTTGTATAAAAATAAAAAATAAAAAAAATATAATAAAAAATTTATATAATAAAAAAAATAAAAAAAATAAAAAAAATAAAAAAAATAAAAAAAATAATATAATAAAAAAATTTATATAATATAAAATGCCACCTAAAAAAGGAGATAAGAGTAAAACACATAGCGGGTTGGATTTTGAAACGAGAAAGGGAAGCAAGGAATTTGATAGGGAAGGAAAACGAGAAAAAACAACAAGTAAAGGCGTTAAAAAACTACCTTACCAGATTAAAGGAAGTCAAGAAGCCAAAGACCATATGGCAAAAATCAGAAATATGAAGAAAAAATAAAAATAAAATATAATTAAATTAATTATATTTAAAAATGTCTCTCATCTCTTTAAGAAGTAATAATTTAGATAATCCAGGAAATTTTAGTAATTCTTTTAAAGAAGGCGTAAAAATTAAAAAAAATGATTTAGTTGAATTGGTTAGTATTGGTATTGTCTCAACTAAAAAATATAATATTGTAAAAGATTTAAATGATACTATTGTTTGGAGAATTGGATCCGTTGGTGTATATACACAACAGACCGTAAAAATACCCGATGGAAGTTATGACGCGGTGGGATTATCATCAACTTTACAAAAATTATTAAATAAATCTACGGTTATTGGTTTATATCGTGGGACATGGCTTGTTTCTTTTGATATTACAAATGATAAATTTAAAATTCTTTATTCACAAAATCCGACACCTACCGAAAACGCAAACCTTGTTAATTTTACACAAATGGTAGGAACACAAAACCCTATACAATCAATAGTAGGAACAACAAAAAATTTAAAATTTCCAATAGTTGAACCAAACGAATATAATATCTTAACAGACGTCACTTCTTATTTTATATCTGACAGGGGTCTTTTTTCAAATGGTGGTGAAAATGTTTTAATTGTTAAACCTTTAAAGGTTATAAATTCTTTAACAGATTTAATTGCGGGAGATTTTAAAATTACTAACTGGCAGAATATACTTAATAATAATATTACAGTTGCTTTAACTGTTGAAATTGCTAATAACTGGCAATGGAAATTTACAGAGGGTGGCGTAATTTATTATTTATATTTCAATTTAGATAATGGTGTTTTAGGTATAAATACAAACACATTAAATGATGCTACTATTAACGATTATGAGTGGACTTTACCTATTTTTGATTTAGACACCGTAGCAAAAGATTTAATTTTTACTGAAGATACCGCCGATGATTACCCTATGAATTTTTTAAATGATGATGGATCAAAATTAAAATATGATACAAAATTAATTTATCCGCCAATAGTAAATGGATTTATTAGTAATAGATTAAAACCCTATTTTGATACTGGAACAAATAGTGATGTAATTTTTTTATTAGATAATAATATCGCTAAAACTGAATTAGAGATTTATACTTTTAAATATAATTTTAAAACAAAAAATATGCAATCTATAAAAGATGTTATACCTTGGAATCCTTTAAATTATGGTTTTGATAGTGTAAGAATTAAAACAACGATTACAGGTAATACTTCAATTACTTTATCTATTGCTTATGATACTGGTGGTAATGGTATATTTAGTCCCGATGAAGTTATTACATCTACCGCAGACGCTTTTTTTAATACTAATATTCAACAACAAAACTACCCTTTATATGGCTTTAATGCTATTTCCTCAGGCAGTCTTCTTGAAGAGATGGATGTCGTTTTTGGTGGTATATATGATACTGAAATTATACCGCCCGTTTTAAGTGTTTTTTCTAATAATATTGAACATATAGAAGATATAGACGTTGACCATGTTGGTCTTGGTGTAGCCCCCGAATTAAGTGCCATTTTTAAAATGCGTAAATTGGAAACCTCAGACATTTTTGACGGAAACGATACGGGGGCAGGTGCTAATCAAGTTGGTACGGATAGTGTTTTTCCAAATATTGGTAATTTAGGGCTTCTTTTTGATATGAAACCAGCGTATAATTTTCAAGCGGGTGCCGACACTAATAATATTGAGTCAGATAATGCGGTAATTACGAGTTTTTCAAAGACTAATTTACACCTTGAAGTGTCAGAATTTAACATTAAAAGTTATAACGGAGCAACAGCAGATAGTACAAAAGATATTTTCGTTATTCCAAAAGCAAAATGGGAAAATTACAATGACATATACGGGCAATTGTTTTTTAGTCCATTATATCCTATACCAATTAAGACAAATTTAAGCAATGACCAAATATTTTTTAATTTAGGCATTCGTCTTCGTGATCCCGATGGAAAAATTGAAAATGATTTACTAAACCCGACCGAAATTGTATTAAAAATAACAAGTAAAGATTAATTTTTTTTTATATTAAAATGTTTGAAGCGTTAATTAAACTATTAAAAAAAATAAAGTTAAAAATTAGTTGTATATGTTGTTGTAAAAGTTCTTGTTCAACAACAATTAGCAATAAT